AGTATTAGTCGGTTTATATACTACGTACGAAATGTCTGGAGGAGACAAAAATAACAATAATAACACTAGCAATACTGTTAGAGGATTTATCCTTGCTGGAAATAAACATCGAACACAAATGGACCAGCAGTTAGTGTTTGGAATTAGAACAAAAGGATCTAGGTTAACCTTTGTTGCCACTCATTTGAATGTGAGTAAGAGAATAGACTTTGAAAAAGCAGTTCAAATGCACCCCTTCGGTTGGAGCGGATACAGTTTGGATTTACATGAGCATTATTATAACTATATGAAAGAATTTAGATATCAGGCCTACAAGAACCCAGGAAAGTTTTATAACATTTTTGGAGTTAAGGTTCCTGATTATGCAAAATTTGAACATATAGGTGCAGATAAGCTTGTGCCAGCTGAATTCGATGGTCCAGTTGAAGAGGAATTTCAAGTTGAGGCCCCATCTGATGATGGTAATGATTCATCAAGTTCAAAGAGTTCATGGGCATCTAACCTTAGTTTTATTCCATCTCCTCTATCCGATGTGGAAAACCAAGTTGATGGTGAAAAGAAAATAGCAAAAATTACTTGGTTAGATTGGTCACTGTTCCATCTTGCATCTTTTGAAACAATGGTGATCAGGCTCGGAGCTGTTGGAGCCGTGTACTTTTGGTGGTCAATGAGTCTTAGTTGGAATGTAGTTTCAACTGCTGTTGTCGCAAAGTCAGTACAAATTCAAGCTGCATTTTTAGCATTCTGTGTCAATTTTCCTACTGCAATTGCTTTGGTCCCTGCTTGGCAAATTTTACTTCTATCTTCATCAGGTGCTGTTGCATTCTGGTTTACAGTCTGGAAGTCAAAGGCATATTATCGTGCCACCAAGGAGTGGGCTTTAGCTTATTTTGCACTATATTATATATATAGACAGGAAGGTTTAAGACCAGCTGCTAAAACGTTTGGAACTCTCGTTAAAATGCATATAATATCTATTTTGAAGTCAATTTCTTTATCTGATATTATTTATGGCATGGGAGTGTTTTGTGCTGCATACTACGGCAAAAAGTGGTATGAAATGAAGAAAAACCAAGAACGACTTGAAGACGCATCTGAATGTATACATTTATTACAAGAAGTCGCAAAAGAACCTATTGTGCCACACAAAGCTTCTGATTTAGAATCTGTTCATAATCCTTTACGTACGGCTTTCACCGCGTCACTCGCTGTGTGTCGTTTAACTGGCAAATTCAAGAACTCAGAAATCAATAAATCTAAAGTAATCTTTGAACCTATCCTGGAGTTGGTCGATACGATCCTGGAGCTTCTGTATGCAGGTAAGGGTTTTACCCGCCGAAGAACAGATGGAGACGCTGATGATGATGATAGTGACCTTGAGTCCGTTCAGTCATTTATGAGTGCATCCATTTGGGATTGGGTTGTTGCTTGCCTGACGAGTTTTGCTTCAGTGTTTCCAGGTTTGACATCAAGGATGAAGTATTGTTTTAGTCGTTTAGTTGTTGAAGTTGATAGAGTAAAGAACTATTGCACAAAAAATTTCGGAAGACGTTCTTTTTCAATTCTCATCGGAATTATATTAGCCCCAATTGCTATCTTTTTTCTTAGGTATTGGTTCGGATGGGGTAAACCTAAGTTGTCAGTTGATTCTACTGGCGAAGATGACCGAAAAGAATCAGTTCAAAAAACACCTGTCATTGAAGGTGAAGAATCTGTTCAAGAGGAGAGTGATCACTTTGAACAGTGGTGGGAAGAGCTAATGGACATAGATCTTACAGATACTAGTGATGAACAACTCGAGCGTTTCTATCAATTGGAAATTCAGGCTAACGCTGCCTATGAAAGATTGAGTGCTGAGTATGACCACTTATTAGACGCTATAACATATCAAAACCTCTCTGAGGAGGACTATGAACAATTACAACATCAGTTAGATGTAGTAAATAGTCAAATCAATGTCATTGAGGATAAAACTATGCAAAATATACGTCGAGTGGTACGCTCAGAACAAAGAAGACGCAAGAGTGGAACAAGAACTAGATCTTCAAAAGCACCTTTGAGAAACAAGGATCGTAGTCATTGGAAGTCTACTGAATCTCGTGGTGTCAGAACATCCGTAGACATTTTGTCTAAACTTGAGGGCGAGCTCAAGCGTAGGATTGACGCTGCAACAGAAATTATTAGAAATTCACAATCCATGGTTAGTAAGGCAAAAGCAAAGAGTATGAAGAATGCCCCAGAATCAAATAGATTGGTAGCAAAAGTACCGATCACTTCAAAAGCAAATGAAGATCCCAAAACAATGTTAGAGGAGATACGTAAAATTCGTTCTGCATTAAAAGAAAAAGGATTTGACCCAAAAGTCAAGATCCAAATTGCATCAAAACTTAATGCAATTGATCGCAGAAGAAGAATATTGCAAGAATTGCGACGTATCCAGGCTAGCGTTAATGATGGAGGATATCAAGAGTCGGTAGAAGTTCTTATAATTGATTTTGAGGGATTGAATAGTGCTCAGCTTGATGCAATGAATACCGAAATGGAAGAGGAATGGAGTGATAATTACTATGCAATTCAAGATGAACAATTACGAGCCAAGTGTATTGAGGATGCCGAGTTAGCTAGAAAATATAGGGAAATGGAGACTAAAACCTCACCGGTGGATAAGCCAAAGACACAACCAAATCCACCAAAACAAAAACAAAAACAAACAAACTCGGTTGTAGAAAAGGGAAAGAAACAAGTTACTTTCGAAGGTGAAACATCTGATCCCCAGGAAAGTGTGCTCCCTGTGTCACCTGTTATTTCACGCCATGATTTAAATCATGCACTTCTTATTAGGGGGAAAGACGGTTCAATAGTTGGAACTGCAAAT